TTCGCACGTTGTAAAGTTTTAGGAGCAAATGTTCTTCGTGGTCCCAAGCAAATTCCTTGGGATGGAAAACTTAATTATGATTATCAACTTTGGATTGACTCTGATATTGTTTTCAATACAGAAAAGTTTTGGCAACTTTGTGATATGGCATTAACAGAACCTGATGAAGAAGGTAATGTGAAAGAGAAAGAAATTGTTGCCGGTTGGTATGCTACTGAAGATGGTCACACAACCTCAGTAGCACACTGGTTAGAAGAAGATGACTTCCGTAAGAACGGTGGAGTGATGAATCATGAAAATGTTGAATCAATTGGTAAGCGTCGCAAACCTTTCACAGTTGATTACACTGGATTTGGTTGGGTACTCATTAAGCACGGAGTCTTTGAGAATCTTGAATATCCATGGTTTGCTCCAAAGATGCAAGTCTTTGAGTCTGGTGCAGTTCAGGATATGTGTGGTGAAGACGTTTCATTCTGTCTTGATGCAATTGAAAAAGGATTTGAAATCTGGTGTGATCCACGTATTCGTGTAGGTCATGAAAAAACTCGTATTATTTGATTGGAGATTTTAAACTATGGCAAAAAGACCAAATCTAAGTTCAGATCAAATTGAATCTAAACCCAAGTCTACCCGTCAGGGTCTTGGAAAGCATACAAAATATGCTTCAACTTCTCGGAATAAGGCAAGAAAAAAATACCGAGGTCAAGGAAAATAATTCTCATTCATCCGCTTTATAGGCGGATTTTTTATGTCTTGCATTTTTTATAGATAGATAACAATTGAATTTCTTTCTATGGGGATAGAAACCCCCTTAAAAGTTCTGATTTTAATTAAATCAGGAGACACACAATGTCAGATAGAAATGTAAATTTTATGAGACAAACTTGGGGAGCGGATCATTTGGATAAAAAAATGCTCCGTGAAATTAATAATGATTTATTGACACCTAAAAAACATGATTTTCAAATTCAAAATGAACTTCATGAAAAAATTCGCAATGATGAAGATTATGATGATTGGGAATATGGAACAGAACCTCTTTATGAAGGTAAAAAAAGTTGAATAAATAATACAGATTTATCTGTATTATTATGCCTCTAGAGAGGATAAGTAAGGGATTTAAAGATATAAGTATGACATTTCAGGTTAATCCTCTGAACTATGATCTTATTGGTCTTAAAAATGAATCTGCAATTGCACGTTCAGTAAGAAACCTTGTATTTACTCTGCCCGGAGAACGATTTTTTAATGAAAATTTGGGTTCTAAAGTAAGTCGTTCTCTTTTTGAAAATATGGATGAGATTTCAGCATCAGTTATTCAAGATGAAATAAAAAATACTATTAATAATTACGAACCAAGAGTCAATCTAATTGATGTAGTTGTTTCTCCAAATTATGATGAAAATGAATTTAATGTTACTATAAATTACAGAATTGTTGGGATTGATGTTCTTCCTCAACAATTATCATTCGCTCTTCAGTCAACACGATAATGGCATTAGTAAATTTTACAAATTTAGATTTTGATCAAATAAAATCCTCCATTCGCGAGTATCTTAGGGCGAACTCCAATTTTACGGACTATGATTTTGAAGGATCTAACCTATCAATTATAATTGATACTCTCGCATATAATACTTACATATCCTCATATAATGCTAATATGATTAGCAATGAGGTGTTTATTGATGGCGCTACTCTTCGCGAGAACGTAGTATCTCTTGCAAGAAACATTGGATACGTTCCTCATTCCCGTTCAGCATCCAAAGCAAACATTACATTTTTTATAGACACAACTCAATTTACAACTAATCCTCTCACATTAACTCTTAAGAGTGGGGTTGTTGCTACTACAAGTACTAGTTTTGGTAATCAAAATTTTTCCTTCATCATTCCTCAAGATATAACTGTTCCGGTAATAAATGGAATTGCATTATTTGAAAATGTAGATATTTACGAAGGAACATTTATTGTTAATAATTTCAATGTAGATGCAAATAATCCAAATCAAAAATTTATTTTAGAAAATGCTAATATTGATATAGATTCAATCAATGTCTTCGTAAGGGACACACAATTATCTACTGTTAAAAATTCTTTTAAATTATCTAAGAATTTATTTGATATAAGTTCAGAATCAAAAGTATTTTTTATTCAAGAAATTGAAGATCAGAGATATGAATTAATTTTTGGTGATGGAATTTTTGGTAAGAAATTAAACAATTTAAATTACATTGAGGTTTCTTATAATATTACAAATGGAGAAAGTGCAAATGGAGCATCTTCATTCAACTTCAATGGGAGAATTGTTGATAACAATAATAGAGTTGTAACAACTGGCATTTCACTTATTACTACAAATTCATCTTCACAAAATGGAAGAGAAATAGAATCTGTAGAATCTATTAGAAAATATGCTCCAAGAAAGTATTCATCACAAAATCGTGCTGTCACAGCAACTGATTACGAAACCATAATACCTACGATTTATTCGGAAGCAGAATCAATATCAGTCTTTGGTGGAGAAGATTTAAATCCACCAAAGTATGGTAGGGTGTTTATTAGTATTAAACCAATCAATGGACCATTTGTTTCTAATCAAATAAAGGATAATATTAAAAGTTCTTTAAGAAGATACTCCGTAGCAGGAATTGTTCCTGAAATTATTGATCTAAAATATCTTTATCTTGAAACAGATACCACTGCATATTATAATTCAAATTCAACTTTTGAGGCAAACACTATCAAGGATGTTATTTTATCTAACATTAGAAATTATACAAACTCAAAAGAACTTAATAAGTATGGAGCAAGATTTAAATATAGCAAATATTTAAAAATTATTGACGATTCAAATAGTGCAGTTACCTCAAACATTACTAAAGTTATAATGAGACGTGATTTGGGTGTAGTATTGAATACATTTGCAGACTATGAAATTTGCTATGGCAATCAATTTCACATTAAAACCCAAAGTGGGTATAATATTAAATCTTCTGGATTCAATATAGCGGGAGTTAATGAAACACTTTATTTGACAGACATCCCAAACTCTAATGGATTAACTGGCACTATTTTCTTTTTTAAATTGCAATCAAGTACACAACCAGTAATTGTAAAAAGAAATGTTGGTATAATTGATTATGTTAAAGGTGAAATAAAATTATATCCAGTTAATATAATTTCAACCTCAAAATCATCATTTTCTAGACCAATAATTGAAATATCAGTTATTCCAAAATCGAATGATGTAATTGGATTGCAAGATTTATATTTACAACTAGATATTAATAACATTACGTTAAATATGTTATCAGATGAGATTTCTTCAGGTTCAGATATATCTGGATCTTCTTATAAATTTACATCAAGTTACACTAACGGAGACCTCGTAAGAATATAATAACATGAGAAAAACCAGAATCAAAATCAGTTCAATCATTCAAAATCAACTTCCAGAGTTTGTTAAAGAAGAGTTTCCTCTTGTTTCTGAATTTTTATCACAATATTATATTTCATTAGAAAGTGATGGACACACTAGTGATATACTTCAAAATATTGATCAATATATTAAAGTTGATAACTTAGCAAATTTAATTGAATCAACTAAATTATCATCAAATGTAACATTTTTTGATACTACAATTAATGTTGATTCAACATTAGGATTTCCGGATTCATATGGACTTATTTTAATAGATTCTGAGATTATTACATATACCTCAAAAACGTCTACATCTTTTGAAGGGTGCATTCGTGGTTTCGATGGAACTACATCATACGAAATTAAGGATCAGTTAAGTTTTTCTGAAACACAAGTAGAAGAACATATCTTATCCACAAAAGTATCTAACTTAAGTATTCTTTTTCTTAAAGAATTTTTCAAGAAAGTTAAAAAGCAAATTACCCCAGGATTTGAAGAAAGAGAATTATATGTTGATTTAGATGAAAGACTTTTTGTAAAGCAATCTATTGATTTTTATTCTTCAAAAGGAACTGACAATTCCTTTAAAATTTTATTTGGTGCATTATATGGACAAAATGTTGAAGTCATTAGACCTAGAGATTATTTAATTCAACCATCTAGCGCACAATATAGAATCACTTCTGATTTAGTTGTAGAAAAAATCGAAGGGAATCCTGAAGATCTTGTAAATACAACTCTCTACCAAGATGAAACTGAAAATATAAACAGAGCACAGGGAACTATAACTAATGTTGAAAAAATTAGAAGAGAATCTAAAGATTATTATGTTATAAGTTTAGATTCGGATTATGATAAAGATATACAACCAAGCGGAAGTGTTTATGGAAAATTTCAAATACACCCAAAAACACGAATAGTATCAGTATCTTCAGTAATTTCTGGATCAACAACACTAGAAGTAGACTCTACCGTAGCATTTCCAAATTCAAATGGGAACTTAATTATTGATCTTGATAATGGAACATCTTTAAATGTTACTTATGCGTCAAAAACACTAAATCAATTTTTAGATTGTATTGGAATTACTCAAGACATTCCTTCAGCAACAGAAGTCAAATCAGATTTCTTTGTATATGGATATTCTAACGAAGAGATAGTAAAAATTAGAATTCTTGGTGTTTTATCCGATTTACCGATACCTGATAATACTCTTTTTTATTCAAAAGGAGATATTGTAAAAATAAAAACTTTAGGTATTGATAGTAAAGATGTTAAAGCAAATAATTGGTTTTTCAATATTCCGGTAAAATACTCAGTTTCCGGAATTTCAACTTTAGATAATGCTGCTGAAGGTTCATACACCTTTACTGTGCCTGATAATCATTCTTTTAGATTAGGAGATTCAATATCTTTAATTCCCTCTTCAGGTGATCCACTGATTACAAATATTACTTCTATTAATGATGAAAAATCTTTTAGTGTTTTACTTGGATCAAATCAAAATTTAAATATAAATCAAACATATATTGTTCAAAAAAATGTATCTAAAGTTCAGTTATCTAATACTGATAAAAACAAATATCCATCATTGAGTAAATATACTTCAAATGTTCAAAATGTTTATCTAGATCAAGATTCTTTATATGTTGCTTCACCATCACTTCCAACATATTTAAATATACCATTAAGCATAAATGATGGTTCAATATCTTTTAGTGGAACTTTTTTACCAGATGATGCGGACAATTTAAACAAAGGTACTACTTTAGACATAGGTACACATAAGTTTTATACTGGAGATTCAATTGTATATAAACCATCATTGGGAAATTCTTTAGGAATTTCAACGGGCGTTTATTTTATCAAAAAAATAAGTGAAAGTGATACCAAAATAAAATTGGCAAGAAGTAGAAATAATATTTTTACTGAAAATTTTATTTCTATAGATGCCGATGTTAAGAATGCTAAATTTGAACTTACAAAGTTTACTTACAATAATCTAGATACACAAATACTTGAACCACAAAAATTAATTAGAAAAATTTCCAATCCAGAAATTGATGGAAAAATTTATGAAACTGTACCTGGATTAACTGGTATTTTTATTAATGGAGTAGAACTTCTTAATTATAAATCAACAGATAATGTTTTTTATGGTCCAATTGAAGATATTGTGGTATCTGCACCTGGTTCAGGGTATGACGTAATCAATCCCCCAATTTTATCAATTATAGATCCTAATGGATTTGGGGCTAATGGATATTGCTCGGTTATTGGTGGACTGGAGAGAATTGATATCATAGATCCTGGGTTTGATTACCTTGAAGATCCTACGATTGATATTATCGGTGGTAATGGATCTGGAGCATCTGCAAAAGTAAATCTAGCAAGTTTTGATCATAGTGTTTCTTTTAACTCAATTGGATCTGCAGGTTTAGTAAAATTAAATCCTACAAATACAATTGGGTTTTCTAGTTATCATAAGTTTAGAGATGCTGAAGAAGTAATTTACGTAACTGATGGACAATCACCTATTGTTGGCGGTATATCTACGATAGGTAATCTACCAACAAATTCAACGTATTTTGTCTCTGTTCAAGATGCGTATAACATAAAACTCCATAAGTCATTTGAAGATGCTGTTATTGGAATTAACACTATTCAATTGACTTCTTATGGAGTAGGAAATCATTCATTTAAATCTAAAAATAAAAAGAAAAAAATAGGATCAATCACTATTGAAAATAGTGGAATAAACTATCAAAACAAATTGGTTGCAACTAGTGCAAGTGGTATTAATACAGCATCAAACACTATTACAGTTTTAAATCATGGATATAATAGTGGTGAAGTTATTACATACAATCCCACCGAAACTGTTATAGGTGGATTATCATCTTCAACTTCTTACTATGTGACTATAATTGATGATGATCAATTTAAATTATCTCAAATTGGAATTGGTACACTAGGTGTTACTAAAAAATTCTATTATGATACAAATCAATATGTGAATCTAACTTCCTCTGGTGTTGGTTCTCATAGATTTAATTATCCAGAAATAAGTGTATCTATTAGTGGAAGAATTGGGGTTTCTACTCTTTCCGGTCAAAATTTTAATGCTATCGCTCAACCAATCTTTAGGGGGCAAATACAATCAATATTTATTAGTTCTGGTGGATTAAATTATGGTTCTGAGGATATTATCAATTATAATAGACAACCACTCTTTGAATTAAATTCTGGATCGGGAATTCAATTAACACCGATTATTTCAAATGGACAAATCGTTGATGTTTTGGTCAATAGTTCTGGAAATGGGTACAATTCTCCACCAAATCTTCAAATTGATGGAACTGGTACTGGTGCAGTACTAACTCCCATATTATCAAATGGATCTTTAGTTGAAGTTAAAGTTATATACGGTGGAATTGGGTATAATCACACAGACACTTCAATTACAGTAACGCCAGCAGGATTAGATGCAAAATTTGAAGCACAAATTAAATCTTGGAAAATTAATTTGGTAGAAAGATTAGTAATAAATTCTCAAATATCTGTTGACGAAGGAATTTTAACTCCAGGACTAAACAGCAATTATGGACTTCAATATTCACATGCGTATGCTCCAAAATACCTAAAAAATATAGTTCAGATAGCAAATTCACACTCACCAATTATTGGGTGG